TTACACGTTTGTACTGATCTTCCGTGCCGGGCAGACTGGCCGCCTTGACGAAAGTCCCATCAACCATTTTATGGTCCGTTAATGGGAGTGACTCCGACACCTCTCCATGGCCTCGTGACCAAGAAGGGAGTTTCCACGGAAGGCTTTTAAGAGCCTTCGTGGGCACCACGTCTTCAGCAGACCGCTGATAGACGGAGTACGCCGGAAAGATGTAATCCCCTGGGAGCTGAGGACGGATGTCCTTTCGCCCCTTTAGGGAAAACGTCTCAAACGTGTAACCTGCCCAACCCCGCGCCACGTGGGACGGTTTCCTTTCCGGGTGCCAAGCACCCAGGAGGTGACCATCTCCGTAACCGTCGGGACCGAACTGTTGTAACGCTGGGTGGATCCAGGATTGGATCAGTTCAGCGTACTCAAACAGCCCGCGCCGCACGTAAAAATTGTGCAGCGTGAACAGTGTGCGTGGTGAAACCCATTCCTTTTGGAAGAATGGCCGCACATCGATACCCCGATAAAAGTCACGCCCACACGATTCCCTAAAGGGGCCCGTGTAGTAACTTTTCTCTTCGTTGACTGCAAATCCTGCACAGCGCAAGAGGGATGTTAACTCCTCACAGCGTGATGAAGGTAGGATGATATCGTCTCCGTAAACAGAGACAACGTCATCTTTATCGCAGACAGCACGAGCGAGAGCCCAAAAAATAAGGCTCTCAAGCGGGAATGTGAACCCGTTACCCATGCTCGAAAACTTCTCCAGGCGCAGACGTTGACCACGATACAAAACGTGGCCAGTCCGCCCTCTTGCGAGGGCAACCGCCCAATCCAGAGGGAGAAGGGAAAAGACCAGCTCAAGCGAAATTGAGTCTGACGCGGCCGAAAGGTCGAGTGTTGCTAAAGCACCCGTTAAGGATCCTTCAAGGGCGAGGCGTTGATTCCTCGTCTGGTCCCTGAGATCCACCCCGAACGTAGCTAACCTGCGTGTCATGTGATCTCCCAGCGCGAGCTGGTACAGGCCGTTTAATACCGGCTCAACGATCACAGACCGATAGGTCTTCGCGTTCTTCGGGACGAATTCGAGCTTGCCGTCGTCTATACGAATCGACAGCCCGAACCACTCCTCACCATCCTCGTCAATCTTCTCATAAGAGCAAATTGATTCGGATAGGAGTGGAAGCTCCTCCAAAATCGCTTTCGCAATCGGGAGGCACTCCTCGCTACATGACACCCCCGCCGAGAATTTCTCTCGGAGGGAAGCTTTTCGCTTCGGTGTCAAGGTCGTTGCACCTTTCCCGAACCTGTACCCTAGCTCAGAGAGCTGTGGCAACGGGCCAAGGACCTGTGCGATTTTACGCTGAGCACGCAAAAGTGCAGACTCAACGCCACGAAGAAAGGAAAATTTCCCGTGGGCACTGGCCCTGAAGGCTTCGTTCTGAAGTCTACAGGATTCTTCGGAAAGCACGAACTTTTCGTACGCCGCCCTTTCCTTGTCGATCCCTATTTCAAGGGGTTCGAGTTTGGAGAAGAACGCCATCGCCTGACGGCAATGGTAAAGCGTGCTAGACGTCCAGTCCTCAGAGGACAAATCCAGCTCGTGCAAGACAATGCTGCGAAAATCGCCGCGCTTGATGGCGCTAACGATCGAAGCGGCACTAGGGCCCGCTTCTTCAGCATGTCGAAGTGCAATGGTCCGTAGCAGGTCAAGAGACTCGCTAGCGGTATACACTTCCATCCAATGCGCAAGTTTACGCATATATACTCCATATGGATTAAGGGTGGATGACCAATTGACCAGCTCTCGAGCGCTTTACAGCGCTGTGACTTACGTCACCTGGATCAATTGATCGAACAACTCGCACGCCGGGCCACCCGTTTGGGGAGCCACGGACGTCGAGATGTTGCCCATCAAGTTGACGCACAGCTGTCGGCTCAGCCGACGGCCCGTCACCAGCGACCGCTCGTGGTAAAAACCCACAGTTTCGGTCGTGTCGACGAACGCCACCTTGGGAGGGGCAGTGTAACCCGCAGAGTTCTGGCCGCTGATGGACTCCATCACCGGAACCTCGACTCGACAAGTCACCCGGAAGACGCCAGACTTCAGCTTGCGCTTGGTCATGGTCGCTCGGATTTGCGCGTAGTCGGGAACTCCCGCAAGGGACTCCTTCCACGACGCCCTCAACGTCCCATCTTCGAGACGTTCGATTCCTTCACCCACGAGAGTATGGGTGACCGGGGTTGAAGCACCGTCAAAGACGGTGATATTGGCTTGGGCACTCATGTGCTCTACCTTTCGGAATGCGGAATAAACCGCGTTAAGGGCGAAATGCCCGGGGACCACGAGCCGCTAAGACTTACCAGCGAACCTCGTGATTAACAAGCCTACCGCACTAGCACAATGTTGCCAAGAGGCAACTTTGCCAAGCGGTTTCATGCGCGGCATCGGCACATCCAGTGTCGTTGACACTGCTCGGTTAAAAACAACCTGCACTCGGTTTCCTCGCGGTTGAAACGCGAAGTACTGAGACGTAGGTGAATAACCGATTCCCATCCGTTTATCGGATGTGATGAAGGTACCCTTGAGACGATTCACAAGGGCGCGGGCACTCATCCACTGGCCGATTGGAATAAACCAATCTGCTACAAATGAATAAGGAACCAGCTCCCAGAGTACTAATTCTGGGTTAGTGAGACCAAGAAGTTGCGGAATATTCCCCGCTTCCTCTAATCTTGCGATAATCGAGCGTCGGTGGGATTTTGTCCCAGATCCGAATGCTTTCTGACTAGACAAGAACCCGACTTGGGAAACCCTCGTCGCGGTAATCTCCTTCCGAATCCCAACCCTATAGGATTGGCGAACCGGGACATTGAGGTGGTGCGCTAACATCTGCGCCCCCGCTTCCACGTCCTTCAAAAGTGGAAGCCACCCATACTGGAGTTCGAGCCAGTTGGATGCCAATGCTTCTGCCGACCCCTTCCCTTCAGACCAGTGTTTCTGGCTAAAGTTGGGGTGCCTCGCGCGGGGCTTTCGAGCTGTCCCTGTTAAGAGATAGTCGGCGGCCCTCCCGAACTGCCCATTGCGAGCAGAACCGAGAGCAAGGCCTAATCGTCCGGCGGTATCCCCGATAAGTCCAAGGGTATCACCGAGTTCACCAAGAGCAACTCCGAGATTAAAATCGGAGCCACTAGTCAGGTCCTGCAACTTATTGATGAGACGAATCTCATCATTCGAGTTAAACAGGTTCGCTGCGGTCCAATCAATAAGACCGTGGTGAGTCATATCCGACCACTGAGGGAAATTTGAGGGAACGGTATAAGAAACCCGATCTTCAAACGTCCTCATGTAGTTCAAGGAGTATGGATGCTCCTCCTCATATGCGCGTCTCACGACGCGATTCTGCGTTGAAGCAGGATGAGGGATACGGATAACGATATCTTTGCGGTGTCGGACACCCGCATAGTCAGTGTACTCACGATACGTTGTATACGTATTATGAGCTGGCTTCTTCGACTGGAGCCTATCTCCCCCGTTATGAGCCCGGGAGTAGAATGTGCCCCACCACCCGCCGCCAGTAGCTGGCGTACGAGCGTCGTAAGTAACGGTCGCCGAAGTCATGATCTCATCTCCGAGAGGAGAATAATGAGGATACTGACAACCTCACTGTCGTGTTCTAGCAGGATATAAACTGCCAAGATCGCGACGATCATTTCAACAACATACACCCACGTCGGAGGGCGGTGCAGATAGCTAAAAAACAGCGTTCTGTACCACTCCTTGTGATTCGTCTCACGACGAAGAGGCGCTTTGAGGCGCGTGTTTGTGTCTTTCATAGTGGCCTCGACGCCACCATCGGGGGGTAGCTAGCAACTAGTTACCCACCGAGAGATCTTACCTGGCACAGAGCCAATGCCGTTTCCCGGTCTTAGACCAGAAAAGATGCATCGCCTCACGTAACCCGGTAGATGACCGGACTAAAGACACCACCCCGTAAGAACGAGGTACGCCGAGAGTCATCCGACCGCTGAGATAATCAGCGTTCGCCGCCTCAATGACGCACCTCGGAACGGGTTCCGAACAGATCTCAGAGATCGACGGACGCCCTGTTGAGGCATCAATCGACCACACGACCATGTCGTAGTAGGTGATGTCTTCTTTCGCTCCATATACGTTAGCCATTTTAACTCCTAAAAAGGTTATGTAAACTGGCTCCCGCAAGGGAACCGCCAGAAAGAGCCCGT